ACACAAACGCAGGTGCAACATTCTCAAAGGTTGAATTGACTACAAAGAAGATTCGTCTTGACTGGGAAGTATCTGCAGAAGCACTAGAAGATAACATCGAAGGTGCAGCACTAGAAGATCACATTGTCCGCTTGATGACAAACGCTTTCGGTAATGATATCGAAGACCTTGCAATCAACGGAACAGGTGCAGGATCAGACGCATTCCTTTCAATCATGGAAGGTTTCGTAAACCGCGTTAAGACAGACGGAGATGCTCATGAGGCTGTAGTAACAGTTGAGAATGACACTTGGTCAACAGACGCAATGCAGAAGATCATTCTTGCAATGCCACGCAAGTATCGTGCTATCAAGTCTAACTTGAAGTTCTATGCTGGTACAGATGCATTCCAGGGAATCATCAAGAACAACGGTACACTCGCAGACGCAGTAGCAGAAGCATTTGCTAATCGTCCAGCAGGTACTGCTGCAAACCGTCAAGCATACCTTGATGGCGCTGGACAGACATTCGGTGGAGCACGTACAACACGTGTTCTCGGAATTGATGTTCAGGAAGTTCCATACTACCCTGCAGGATATGTCGACTTGACATTCCCACAGAACCGTGTATGGGGATTCCAGCGAGATATCACTGTTAACCGTGAATACAAGCCAAAGAAGGACACTGTAGAATACACAGTCTTCGTTCGCTTCGGTATTCAATGGGAAGAGCAGGATGCAATCTCATACGCAGACGCTGCAGCAGATGCATAATCTGTAAACAGTACATTTTAGGGGGAGTAGGAGTTAGTTCTCCTGCTCCCCTTATTACTTATAATGATATAATACTAACAAGGAGGAATTATGGAAAACATTAATGAAAATCCAATTGTAGAAGAAACAACATACGAAGCACCAGTTTTTGAAGCACCAGTTGTAGAAGAACCTGTTGTAGAAGCCCCAGTGGTTGAGCATGTAGAAGAAACTCCAGTTGTAGAAGAAACTCAAGCAGTAGTTGAGGCTCCTGCATATCAAGCACCTGAAGAAGTTCAGGCACTTGGATATGTTGCAGAGGGTGTAATTGGTGCTACTACAGCAGCAGTTGCTTCCCCAAGAAAGAAGAAGGAAAAGGCTACAGAAGTTAAAGAAAAAGTAGCAATTTACTCAACAAAGAATGTTACATGGTCAGAGGTAGGAAAGGTCTATCGTGGCTATAATATTGTCGACAAGGATGCTGCTGAAAAGTGGCTTACTCGTTCACACATTCGCACAGCAACACCAGAAGAAGTTGCCAAGGAATTCGGTAAGTAATTCATGGAGATATTGAGGGTTCCGCCATACGAAACAATTGTAGTAAACTTTGTTGTCCCAGCAGGATACAACAATGTAAACATTTATGCAAGAGTTACGGATATGGCGGATCTTTCAGTGCAAGATTTAGAATTTTTGGGCTCAGACACAGGAGATGATCTAGAGATTTCTCTTCCTGGAAGATACGATAATAATTACAGAGTAGAATTTTTTAAAATTGTTGGCGGATCAGAAGTTTTAATTCACGAAGAGTACTACGAACTAATCCGACCATATGTAGACCCAAACACACTAGGAACAACTGCATCAGAGATTGCAGAATATAAGATTTTAGAATTAGTAGCAAGATCAATGATAGACACCTTCTGCCCAGAAGGATTTTATAACAAAAAAATAACGATAGTTGGAACTGGAAATGGTTCAGACTACTTTGCTTTATGGGAAAAGGCTTATAGAGTCTTCAAGGTTTATGAGAACAATGTTTTAGTTTACGATAGATCAAACCCAGATTTAAGTGAGTATCAGTATGCAATAACACCAGACAAAACTGCAATACAAAGAGTTCGTGCAGATGTACTTGAGTTAAATAGGTATGAATCAACAGCGCAAAACCTACCAGTAGCAAGTGGAGATCTTGGTTACTATGGATACGAAGGAATCTCTTTCCCATCAGGATATGACTACACATTTGTTGTAGATCACGGATACCTTAATGTTCCAGAAGATGTAGAATATGCAACAAAACTATTAATAGAAGATCTTAAGTGCGGTAAGTTAGACTACTACAAGAGATACATAACAGCATACAATACAGATCAATTTAGAATTCAGTTTGATAAGGCAATGCTTGGCGGTACTGGTAACTTCTTAGTAGATAAGATACTTGACAAATATGTTAAGACCATTGTCAAGCCAGGGATAATTTAATGATATGCGAAGAACCAGACTTCACGTTCCCGATGCTTGCAGATGTTTATCATCCTGTAGTTGAGCAAGGCGTTTATGGAAACGTACAAAAGACATGGATATTAGATAGAACAATTGCATGCTCTTTTTCATCAGCAGGCGGGGCATTTAAAGAAGAACTAACCCCTAATGTAAACATTACAGAAGAAAAACTTTTAATCGGCAGAGTAAAGACTGACATAAGGATGTCAAGCCTTGAAGCCAGAAACTCAATTACAAATGTAATTATTACAAATATTAGAGATAAGAACTGTAACGATATATACACAGAGACTTCTGGCCCACGTGCAGGCAAGTCAACTATATTTGAAATTGCAACGCAAGATCCATTTATGGGGCCCTTTGGTTCTGTTGAGTATTACAAACTAATTATTAGAAGATCAGAGAATCAGGCGGTAGATGTATGATAGCCGTTAGATTTGATAACAAAGCATTTAAAAAAGAAATGAAAAATATAATTGATTACTCTATTGGCTTTACTGAAGGAATTCAAAAAGGCAAGACTGAGTTTTTAAAATCACTTGGTGTTGAGGTTTCCGAGATTGCTTCTCAGTTTATAGACTCTAGCGCAAGAGTATCTCCAGAAACATTACACCACGTATACGAGTGGTACAAAACTGGTAGCCCAGAGGCAAGACTGTTTGATATAAACTATACTGTTAGTAATGTTGGTCTTTCATTTATCTCATCATTTAGACAGTCAAGTACTGTTAAGCAGGGATCAAAACAAGCATTTCGTAATAAGGCATCAATAATGGAAGATGGAACAACTGTAGTTATAAAGCCACGCAACTCTGAGGTTTTGAGGTTTGAAGTGGATGGAGAAATTGTTTACACTAGAAAGAAAGTTGTGGTTGATAACCCAGGTGGAAGCACACAGAAAGAATTTGAAAAAGCATTTGACATGTTTTTTGGAAGATATTTTACTCAGGCATTTTTACAGAATAGCAACTTAAGACAATATTTTGAGAACCCAATATCATATAAGAAAAATCTAGGGAGAGGAAAGCGTGGTGGCAAGTCTGTTGGTTTATCTACAGGGTATCGATGGGTCGCTAACGCAACGGTGGCATCATAATGGAAGAACCAACATCAACACTTAATACACCAGTCTTGTGGATTAATAAATACCTTCAAGAAAAAATTACAGAATTAACAACACTGGAAGACGTACCTTTCTTTCCAACTGGACCATCAACTCTGGAGGCACTTCAAAGTCAGTTCCCATCTGGTGGAACTATGGCTGTTTGGGACAGAATGTTTAGAATGCGTAGAGGCGCTTTCCCTCATATAAAATGCGAACAGGTTTTGTATTATTTTTATTACACAGCAAGTAATACGACTGAAAATATGATAAGGATTCAAGAAGCAGTCTTGAGGCTAATGGATCGTGGAGACGAAAGCGCAGAAGATATTAATGCTTGGGCAAAGGGTAAAACCTTTGACGGTATGACCTGTCAGTTCTATTTCCACAACTTTAAGATATACCAACTAGAAGAGGCACGAGATATAGTCGATTTTGGAACAGCCCGAACCTATGCGGGTAACAAAATAATTATTGACTATGACTACCATCAATCATCAAATAGGTACGCTGAGACAAACGCTTCCACAGCAGGAAGACCAAGATATAATAAAGAGGTAGTTGTAGAAGAGGGAATTCTTCCTTAAAAAGGGATGCTATAATTAAGGTGAGGAAACAAGCCCTTTTAATCCAAAAGAAAAAAAAGAGGTGAAAAAATATGGCATATACACGTGGTAGTTCAAACGATATTATCGTTGGAGCAGCAGCACTCTTCACATATGAAGATGGCGCACTTGCAGACGCAGACATGCCAGCATACGTAGCAGGCGACTCATACAAGGATACCCTTGCAGATGAAGCAGACTTCCGTAATGTTGGTTACACAATGAATGGTTTGGAAATTCAATTCCAGCCAGATTTCGGCGAAGTAGCAGTAGACCAGGTACTTGACGTTGCTAAGTTATTTAAGCAAGGTATGCAGGTAAACCTAAATACAACATTCGCAGAATCAACACTAGAAAACCTATTGTTCGCACTAGCAGGACAAGAAGGAGATCTATCAACAGTTTCAAACAACCCAACACTTAACCTTTCAGCAGGCGACATCGGAGATGTCCCAGTTGAGCGTGGTTTGGTAGCAGTGGGTCCAGGAACTGGAAACGCAGCAATAAATGTAGAGCGTGTTTACGTTGCCTACCGTGCACTTTCAATCGAAAGCGTATCAGTATCAGCAAAGCGTGACGAAGCAACAATGTTCGAAGTATCATTCCGCCTTCTTCCAAATGATAATGCATCATATGGAAAGATCGTAGATCGTACTTACACACCAGCATAATACAACTTAATATGAGAGGCTCAATCCTTCGGGGTTGGGCCTTTCTGTTTGGTATACTTGTATTATGGCAACAACTGTTTATAATACAAAAAATATTGTTCTACAAGATGGTGTAGAGATAGAGTTGGCCCCATTAAAAATAAAATATCTTAGACAGTTAATGGATATTTTTGATGAAGTGAGAAACTCTAAAGGAGACCTTGAAGCAATAATTGCATTGTCAAAGTGTGCAAGAATATGCATGAAACAGTTTAGACCAGAAATCACTGAGACTCAAGAAATGCTAGAAGAGTATGTTGACTTGCAAAACATATATGACATTCTGGATATAACTGCTGGGATTAAGATTAATGAACAATCAGAAGAGCCAATTAAAAAGCAAGCGGTAGATAGTGGATCTTCTTGGGATGAACTAGATTTAGCAAAACTAGAATCTGAGGTATTTTTGCTGGGCATATGGAAAGACTATGACGAACTAGAAAGATCCTTATCTATGCCAGAGTTAATGATAACGCTATCTATAGGTAGAGAACTAAACTACGATGAAAAGAAGTTTCTTGCAGCAATGCAGGGAGTTGATCTAGACAAAAATAATAGTAAAAGTAATGCTTGGGAAGAAATGAAAGCCAGAGTATTTAGTGGTGGACAAGCAGCCAATGCAAAAGATATTATGGCACTTCAAGGAATTAATGCACAAAAGGCTGGATTTGGAATTGGGATGGGCCTATCCTATGAAAAAATAGAGTAAAAAACAAGCCTGTTTATGGTATAATTAAACAACTACAATGGAGGATAATATGAGTACAGATGTTAAAGATAAGAACGAACTTTCTCTTATCGACGGTACAAAGTTTGAAGCAAGACCACTTAAGATCTCTTTGCTTAAGCCATTTATGAAGAAGTTTTCAGGTCTTCAAGATGTAGCAGAAGACAATGACAAGTCAATGGATGTTTTGCTTGACTGTGTCCAAATTGCATTTAAACAATACTTGCCTGCATTAGCAGACAACAGAGAGGCGATTGAGGAAAATCTAGATCTTCCTACAGTCTACAAGATCATCGATGCTGCTTCAGGTATGAACCTTTCTGATGCAACAGGTCTTTTAAACTCAATCAAGTAAAGAGGTGTTGTGATTGGCTGATGTAAATGCAAATATAGGTATTAATTTTGATACCTCTAACGCATTAGCACAATTACGTCAACTACAGGCTGGATTAAGCCGATTTAACCAATCCCTAACTCAGGGAAATGTTGCTGCAATGAATGCACAAAAGGGACTCAACTCCCAATTGATGCAGGCTATTAATGCAACTGGTAAGTTTGTAGCAACACAAAAAGATGTAGCAACAAGCACATCTTCTTTTACGCAGGCACTTGAAAAAAATCAACTCTCAATGCGAGAGTATTTTAGATACACTGTTGCTGCTGCAACTGCTAACACAAAAACATTTAAGGGTATGTTTGCCCAAGAGCGTGAGATCATTAACCGTGCTCGTAAAGACAGAGTAAAACTTCTACAATCTCAGTACATCCAAATGCAGGCTGCAAATGGAGATATGATCAAGGTTTTGCAGGTTATTCCAAAACACTTGCAAATGGCTGGTGGTAAGTATACAGACTATGCAACTCGAATGCAAATGGCTGCACAAAGACAGCAGTTCCTTAATCAATTACTAAAGCAGGGCTCTACACAACTTTTAAACTTTGGTAAGAACACTCAGTGGGCTGGTCGCCAGTTAATGGTTGGTTTGACAATACCGCTTTCTATTCTTGGATCTACAGCAGCAAAAACATTTATGGAAATGGAAGAGGCTGTTCTTAAGTTTACTAGAGTTTATGGAGATATGACAACATCTGGAGACGCAACAAATAAAGCAGTTGCAGATATTCAGAGACTTGGAAAAGAGTTTACAAAGTATGGTATCGCAGTAAAAGATACTATGGAAATGGCAGCAACTGCTGCTGCAATGGGTTTGCAGGGAGATGACTTACAGGCTCAGGTAATTAATGCAACTAAACTTTCAGTACTTGGACAGGTAGAGCAACAGCAAGCACTTGAAACTACTATATCTTTACAGAATGCTTTTGGTATTTCTGCAGAACAACTTGCACAAAAAATTAACTTTCTTAACGCAGTAGAAAACCAAACTGTTCTTTCTATTGAAGATTTAACAATTGCAATTCCAAAGGCTGGGCCAGTTGTAAAGCAACTTGGTGGTTCTGTAGAAGACCTAGCATTTTTCATGACTGCAATGAAAGAAGGTGGAATCAACGCATCAGAAGGTGCTAACGCACTTAAGTCTGGTCTTGCTTCCATGATTAACCCAGCAAAGAAAACCAGCCAGTTCCTTGCAGAACTTGGAATAAATATTAAAGGAATCGTAGATTCAAATGCTGGAAATTTAAAGGGAACTGTTGTTGGTGTTGCAAGAGCACTAGACACTCTTGACCCTCTTAACCGTGCAAGAGCAATTGAGCAACTATTTGGTAAGTTCCAGTTTGCTCGTATCTCCGCATTATTTCAGAATATTGTAAAGGATGGTTCTCAGGCATCTAGAGCACTTGACCTTGCTGGAGCATCAATTGAAGAGTTAGCAATTTTGTCTGAAAGAGAATTAAAAAAGGTTGAAGACTCAACTGGTGCAAAGTTTAAGAAGGCAATGGAAAACCTTAAGACGCAATTAGTTCCAGTAGGTAAAGCATTCTTACAAGCAGTAACACCAATCGTTGCATTTGCAGGAAAGATTTTAGAAAAATTTAACGGATTAGGAGAAGGAACTAAAAAAGTAATAGCAATAATGATTGGTGTAATTGGTGGACTAGCACCAGTTGCTTTAATGACGTTTGGTATTCTTGCTAACGGAGTTGCAAACCTTATCAAATTCTTTGCCATGTTACGTGGAGGAATTGCTAAACTTAATGGTTCAAACAATGTTCTTGGTGGAGGGTTTGACTATTTAACTAATCAGCAAATTGAAAACCTTGCAGAAACAAATGCTCTACACACATCCCATAGTCAATTGATATCTACTTTTAATGTTGAAAAGGCAGCAGTAGACTCTCTTGCTGCAGCATATGGAAATGCATCTAGTCAGGCTAGAGCACTAGCAAGCAACTCTCCAGGATTATTTAACACAGTTCCAGGACCAGCAGGAGCAGTGTCAGGACTACCTAAAAAGTTTGCACAGGGTGGAGTTGTTCCAGGATCTGGAAATAGAGACACAGTCCCAGCATTGCTAACACCTGGTGAAGTTGTTATTACTAAACAAACTGCAAAAGAAAATCCAGAATTAGTTGCTGCTCTTCAAAATGGCTCTGTAATGAAGTACTCAAGAGGAACTGGTAAATCTCCATTTTCATCAGACATAATTGCAAAACTATTTGAGCAACTAGGACTTAACTCGCAAACAGACAGACTAAGAATGCCTGTTGGCGTTTTAGAAAAAAGATATTCTGCTGCTGGAAATCTAGCACCAAAAGAAGTAAACCACGGCAAAAATGCTGCTGGAGAAATGGGACAAGATCCAGACTATCTACAAAGTGAATTTGGTAGAGACTCAATGGATGAAAACATTAGGGTTCCTTTAGAAAGAGCAGGGGCTTCAGCAGAAAGAGCATCAGAAGTATTAGCAGAACTTGAATCAACACTTGACGAAATGGTTCTTGCTTATGATGGAACAACATCTTCATGGCAGGCTGCATCTGATAAAGCATTAAAGGCAATAGAAGAAAGAACAGATTTAACTAATAAAGAAAAAGAAATTATTAGACAGCGCATTGCACCAAAGAAAGCAGAAGATTTTATAATTCCAAGTAATCCAGTTGTTGATGTAAAGCCAGGTAGAGATGGTAAGCCTGGAGAAGCAACAATGAGAGATGAAAGAACAACAGAGGCCTACTATGCTGCAGAACAAAAGAAAAGATTAAAAGCAAAACATCCAGAACTTTCAGATGACATAGATAGTATGGAGTTTTCTCATTACCCAGGGTCTGAATCGATGTATGGAGGAAGATCAAAGGTAGAGTCCCCAGTAGTAAATAGAACAACAGTTGGACCAGATGGAAAAACAAGCAAGGAAAGACTTCCTCTATCTGAAGAACAACTAGCAATTATTGCAAAAAAGAGAGCAGAAGTAGAAGATTACAGAATTCCAAAACAAGAGGCAGAGTTAGCATCAGTTACTCCAAATGTTGTTGCTAGTGCAGAAGATAAGGCAAGAGCAGAAGCAGAGGGTGCAAAAGTTGGTGCAGCAGCAGCAGAAGGTGTAAGAGGTCCTCAAGGAACTGATGCAGGTTCTCCATCTAGAAAGGGCATAAAGGCTGGTAAAGAAATTGCTGAGGGAATTGTTCAAGGAATGCAAGAAGGAGAGGCAGGAGTTTCTGCACAATCTTCTAGGCTTGGAAGTTCTGCAGTTCCAACTGCAGCAGAGACACAAGCAAAAGTTGACAAGATGGATCTTGGAAACAAAGCATTCTACGATGATATTGATACACCAGAAATGCGTGATGAAAGACAAATTCTTAAATCTCAAGATAGACAAAGAAGAAAACGTGGCGCTACAGGAACTGTCGGAGGTTCATCATCTGCGTCAACTAGTTCTTCTGCAACTGTTTCATTAACAGGAAGAACTGAAGCAGCAGCCGAACAGTTAGCAGTAAGTACAGAGCAAGCAGCCACAGCACAATCACAGGTTGTACAACAGATTAAGGACGAAAGTAGATCAAGAGTTACTGTTAAAGGTAATACTATTAATATTGGCAAGGCTCGTGAAGAAGCAGACAGGCTAAGTAATGAAGCATCTAATGCAGAAGCATCAGCAGCAAAACTTAGAACTGAAGCAGCAAAATGGGAAGAAGTTGCAGCACGTGAAGATGGCAAAAATATTTACACTGCTGAAAATGCTAGATTACTAAAAAAGCAGGCAGACGAAGCAGAGATAAAAGCAGCAGAGTTAAGAATAAAAGCAGCAGAAGCAGATATCCAAGCAACCCAGTTAGAAAATGGTAATGTAACACCAAACGAAATCGTAGCAAATGGAACTGTAGAGCAAGGCGATGGTCTAAGAAGAATTGTTGATGATACAGAAAATACAGCACAATCTTCTGAAGTTGTAGCAGATCAAACAGAAGAACTTGCAGGCGTAACACAAGATGCTGTTAATGCTCAAACAGAAAATGCAACAAACCTTTCAACAGGCGCACAGATCACAAATGCAACAACTGGAAATCTTAATGATGTGCTTCAGGCAACAGATCAAACTGGTTTGGCACAAGACCAGATTGCAGACTCTTCAAACAATATTGCTAATCTTAATGAACAAATTGAAGAGCAGAAAAGAATAGAAAACGAAGAACTAAAGAAAAGAAATGCTGCTCTTTTGGCTTCTGCAGATGGAATCATTCCTGAAGGATCCCAGTCAGAAAATAAGTATATTGATCCAACCAAAGCAACCCCTGCACAGCAGGCCTATGACGAAGTAATGGGTAGAGACCCAGGAACTAATGGTCCAGATGACCCAGGACAGATTGGCTATACAAGAGATAAGAAGGGACAGTTCTTGTTTGATCCTGAAACTGGAGAGCCAACAACACTTACTCAAAGCCAACTCAAGAAAAAGAAACGCGGAATGCGTAAAGAAAAAGTTGGAAAAGTTTCTGGCAAGGCAGCAGGAGCACTTGGAAC